GCTATGCCAGATGTTGATTTCTCTTGTCCCTGTCGGTTCTGGTAGTGCCGTGAAAGACCTGCTGGCCTGCGGCTTGTAGTCGGACTTCTGTATCTGGTCAGACTTCCGCTTTGCCAGCCCTGTCACCACCCCTACAATCGCCGCGATGCCGAGAAGAACGAGCAGCATACCTACCCCTTCATGACAATCGTGAGCGCCCGCGCGTCCGCCTGGTTGACGGGTGTCGCCACGGTCCCGCTCCGCAGTTTGATGTACCGGAACGCGGCTATCTTCAGCGCCGCCGCGTCAATGCCAATGGCAATCGAGGCCGCCGCCTTGATTACAACCTCCGCCCCTGCGTCGTCGTAGACGGGGAGAAACGTGCCCTCCTCGTGCGTACTCGCCAGCACGGTCAGGTCTGCCGCCGTCCACGCTGCGGGCATGATGATCCCCGACAGCGCGCTCCGCTCCGTGTCAATCACTGTGGACTGGCTCGCGCCTGCGGCAATGGCCGCCGTTACCGATAGTATGCACGCCACTTATACACCTCCTGGCCCTGTCATCTGTACGCCAGGTGCCTGTCCGCTCGCCACGCCCGCAGGTTGCATCACTCGGTCGCCTGGGGCTTGTGGAATGGCCGCAACGCCTGGGGCGGCCTCGATTCCTTGCCCAGGCATGGGCGGCTGCATCCCGCGCGACGCAAGCGCCTGTTGCAGCGCAGGTGGCAGTTGCGGCATCGCCGCCTGCATCGCCTGTTGCGTCATCATCTGCTGTTCCATGAGCAGCATGTTCGCCCGCTTGAGCGCCTGCTGCGTGAGCCAGTTCTGGACCTCAGGCCGCTTCTTCCAGCCCTCGATGAGTATCTGCCGCTCTTCCTCGTCTGGCTGCGCGATTCCGATCTCCTCGCGCCCGCTCCGCTCGCTGCGAAGCCCCGCCTTGACTTCGTTGATCGTCATGCTCGACCGCGCGTATTCGTCGGTGGGCAGCAGCGGGTTCAGCGTGAAATGCACCTGGCGGTAGCCGTTCAGGTCGTCCGGCCCCAGGCCGAGCCATTCCCCATCTGCGTGCACATACACATTCTGCCCCACCACGTTCTCGATGAGATCCCACATGAGTTGAATCACCTGCGTCATGGCGCGCTCTGTGTGTCGCACAATCGGCCGGAACTTCATCCGCGCAGCCGACAGGAGTTGCGAGATGAGGTAGCCCGAATCGCCGCTGCCGCCCTGCCCGTACAGCACATCGGAGATGCCGGCCCGCTCGGTCATGGAGTAGATGAACTGCGTCATCTTGTCTATGTCCGGCCCTGTGCCATTCCACACCAGGAAGGTGATGTCCTCGCCGGGGAAGAGCGTAACCGACTTGCCCGGCTCTATGTCCACCGGCACGGGCAGCCCGTCGGCGCCCAGCGGCCTGTTGGCAATCGTCTTGACAATCGGCGTCGGCCAGGCCCACAGTCTGATGGCCGTCGCTTTCTGCGACAGCAACCTGTCCAGGTATGGCAGCAGGTAGCGCATGGGATACAGCGTAGACAGCCCGGCGTACTCTGCGTTGCGGCGCGATACGGATGAGCCGAAGGCGTAGACGTAGGGCGGGCGCTCATACTTCGTCGTCTGGCTGTGTACCACCGTGTTGTTCACCATGTAAGTCAACTCGCCGCCAATCCAACGCTGAATGAACTTCACCTCGCCGTCGCCCGTCGGTTTCAAGGCCAAGTCCCAAAGGTCGGGATCCTCCTTGACGCGGTTGTAGCGGTCTTTCGCCAGCGACAGCGGGTCGCGCTCCGTAACTTCCATGATGGCGTGCAGCCCTGTTTCGCCCCACAGCGGGTACACCGTGTCAGGCTCTAGCCACTGCCACGCGAAGGGCAGCCGCCGCCCGCGCTTCCAGTCCTCGGTGCGCTTGTTGTATGCGCTATCCTCCTCCTCGCCCTTGCGATCTCTCCGGGGGTAGCCCTTCCAGAACTGCGGCGCGTGGAGTAAACGCATACAGCCGTGCCCATCCGCCAGCAGGCACTCGCCAAACCGTTCCAGCACGTCCTCATCCTGCAAGCGTTCCAGTTCGCCCAGCGCGCCGTGCGTGAACTTCTCCAACTTGGACGCGCGCTGCTCGGCGGTGTCGCCCTCGCCGGGCCTGGGCACGGTGATCTGGTAGTCGTCTGCGAACAGTGCGCCCACCATGCGTTCGACGATCTGGTAGCCAATCGGCGTCTGCACCACGTCGGCCATCAGGTCGGCGGGCACGTCGGGCACGTTCTCCATGAACCGAATGGCGCGCATCTCGTCAATCAGCGAATTGCGAGGCGACCAGTATTCCTCTAGCCGCGCGCGCTCTCGGATGATCTGTTGTTCCAGGTCGGAGACATCTGCCATTGCCTGCTCCTCATCCTCACCGGCACTTGCCGCAGTATCCCGGCTCCTGCCAGTTTGTTGTATGCGCCGCTCGTCGCGTCTGCCATGTCGCGGTATCGTCCAGTCGGCAGCGCGCACATTTCGTCAATGTAGGCGCGGTTCCATTCCCCGCGTAGCACTCTCACATTCCCGCCGCGCGCCTGGCTGATAAACGGCACCATCCGCGCGTCCTTGCTGCCTGTTGATGGCTCGTAGAACGCTGGGTAGCCTGCCAGTTGCCGTACCAGCGCCTCGCATTGGTACTTGCCGCCAGAACCAGGCTCCTGCTCCATCCAGACCTGCACGTTTCGCCCGTCCATTTGTGCCGTTTGGCGGATCACACTATCCCGTTCGTCCGCCTCCCACTGACCGAATACCGCGTGTTCTATGTAAACGATGCCAGGCGGCTCAATCGTCATCAGTACACCAGCGGTGCGCGCACCCCGTTCCTCGCTGTCTGCCAGGTCCCACCAGCGGAGGCGCATCGGGCCGCTGGGGCCGATGTCCACGATGGGGAACATCTCACGCTTGAACCATGCGCCCCCCGGCGCACGGGGCACTCCCTGGTAAAGCGACCACCACACGAGTGGCCCAACGTCGCGCCTGATTTGTTCTAGCGTCTCTGCGCTGAACCGCCCCGGGCACAACGCCGCGCCAGGTGCGCGGCCAAGCGGGTCTGGCTGGCCCGCAGGCTGGCCCAGGATGCGGCACGATTCGTCGCGCTCGTCCTGCGTCTCGGCCAGGGCTGGCAGCCTCAGCACATCCCATGCGCCGGGTTGATCCAGCAGCAGCCGCCCAGCCAGGTCGTCCTCGTGCCATCGCGTCATGATCAGCACCACCGGCGCGCCCTCGCGGATGCGAGTGCGGAATGTGCTGCGCCACCACTCCCAAACGCGCTCCCGGTACGTCTCGGAGTAGGCTGCTTCCCAGCTCTTCACCGGGTCGTCAATGATGCCCAGTTCCGCGCCGTGGCCCGTGATCGGGCCACCCACGCCACCCGTGAGCATCCCACCGCGCCTGCCGTCCACCTTCCAGCGATTCACCGCCCGGCTGTCCCGCGCGGCTTGAATGGAGAATAGGCGCTGATATTCCTCGCTGCCCACCAGGTTGCGCGCCTCGCGCGATTTGCTCTCCGCCAGGTCTGCCGCGTAGGATGTGAGGATCACCGTGTCGTCGGGCCGATTGCCCAGCCAGAGCGCAGGCAGCCGTACCGAGGTCAGTTCGCTCTTGCCATGCTGTGGCGGGGCGAAGATCATCAGCCGCTTGATCTCCCCGCTCCGCATCGCGTCCAGTTTGGCCGCGATCAGCGCGTGGGCCGGGTCTGCCTGGTACGTTGGAAATGTGTAATTAGTAAGGTTCAGCAGATGACGCCGCGCGAGTCTACGTCTCAGCAGTTCCGCCGCCGCGTCCTGCCGCGATGTGCGCGAGTTCGTCATCTGTCATGTCCTCAACTGTGCCCGCGTTCGTGGACACGTCCGCATTGACGTATTCGGTAGGCTTCCCGACCAGGTACTCTGCCAGAAACTTCCGGGCGTCTTTGTCGCCTTCCTTCGCAAGTTCAACCGCCTTGTCCAGAATGTCGCGCCAATCCCCAACCTTGACTGCCCGCCTGAAGACGCGCAAATACCGCTCCTCAACCTCGCGCCGAGGGCGGCCAGCCGGATTGCCAGATTGCCCAGGCTGCCAGGGCATTTCTCACCTCATTGTATTTTCTCTGCTATCAGTAGCCCCGCCGTGCTATACCGGTATAGTCCCACCCTCACGGCAGAGCCGTTTACACAAAAGAAAAGCGGGCAACCCTCTTGCGAAGATTGCCCGCGATGACCCTCATCCTCTGGGCCGCGCTATTCAGTTACAATACCCTCTGAGATCATCATACCACGATTTCGCAGGGATGTCAAGACCCAGTTTCCAACACCTTCAGTTTCACCAGCGCGCTTTTCGGCGCGCCGTCCCCGTGCCGCGAGAGTTCGATGTCAAACAAGTCCTGCCCCTGTGCCGTGTATTCCTGCTGAAGCCGCGCCACGAACTCCGCCACTGATTCGCCCGGTCTGGGCCATTCCAGGAAGGCCGCCCAGATGCGCACCGCGCAGCCGCCAGTTATGGTGTAGCACTCCCGCTGGCTCATTGCACCACCCTCCTCGCCCA